AAGAACGTTGCATACAATCGTTGGCTCGTGATATAATTGCAGAACAGTTAATTCAAGTAGCGAAAAGGTATCCTGTCGTTATGACTGTGCATGATGAGTTAGTTATGCTATGTAAAGATGAAGAAGTAGATGAATGTAAAGCCTACGTTGAGAAGTGTATGACGACTGCACCTTATTGGTGTAGTGACTTACCACTCGGTTGTGAAGTGGGAGTTGGTAATAATTATATGGATGCTAAATAATGAAAAAGACAGCACGTAACGATGTAACAGGAGATTGGTTACAATCTAAACCAAACAATGAACAGTTTGAAAAGAATTGGGATATAATTTTTGGTAAGAAAAAGAAAGAAGTTTTACCCGAGTATGAACTTAATAAATCAACAGGCGAAGTCCAAAAGGTAGATCATGGCGACACAACAAATACACAAAAGTAGACGGCATGCTGACCCGTTTAAAACAAGAACAGGTAAAGATAGATTAAAAGCCTTGTCTTTGAAAAAGCTATATGAGTTATTAGATAAAGCTGCAGAAGGTAAACATAAATCAAAGATAGCAAAAGAGATTGCTAGGAGAACTCCAATTGGCTGAGTTAAAAACGTGGTCTTATTCGAGTGCAACAACATTCGAGAAATGTCCTAAGCAATACTATCATTTGTATGTAGCAAAAGATATTAAGCAAGACCCGAATACGGAGCATTTCCTTTATGGCAACGAAGTTCACAAAGCTTGTGAGTTATACGTTAAGAACGCAACGCCCTTGCCTGAGAAGTTTAATATGTTCCAACCTACACTTGACAAATTAATATCCATTCCAGGTGATAAATATTGTGAATATAAATTAGGCTTGACAAAAGATTTAGAACCCTGCGATTTCTTTGCACAGAATGTATGGTGGCGTGGAGTAATAGATTTACTTGTTGTCAATCCCGAAACTAAACTAGCAACCTTGATCGATTATAAAACAGGCAAGTCAAGTCAGTATGCAGATACTAGACAGTTATCTTTATTTAGTGTAGCCATATTTAAACATTTTCCCGATATGCAAAAAGTCAAGTCTGGATTGGTATTTTTAGTAAGTAAAGAGATATTAAAGGAAGATTATAGTGTTGACAAAGTAGATGAAATGTTTGCTGAATGGGGTAAAATAACGCATAGGATAGATACTGCCCATCAGACAGGGGTTTTCAATGCAGTCCCAAACTTTGCATGTAGGAAGTTCTGCCCTGTTCAATCGTGTTCACATTGGGGAAAATAATGGCAAGAGATTATAAAAAAGAAAACATATACAAAGCTAAACCAGAGCAAATAAAAATGCGAGTCGAGCGAAATAAAGCTAGACGAATGATGATGAAAGCTGGTAAAGTTCGTAAGGGAGATGGATTAGCAGTAGATCATATAGTCCCTTTAAGTAAAGGGGGTAGCAATACTTTAAAAAATTTAAGAGTGGTTGATGCTAATATAAATGATTCAGTAGATAGAAATAGTGATCATTCTGTAAAGTCCAACAAACCAAATAAAAAGATTGTTGCTCGAGAAAACAAAAAGAATAAAAAGAAATAAGCAGACCCGCAAGGCGTGAGTGCGGTAAAACCACGTCAGTTAACAGTAGTCCTTATTCGCTTTCATACTATGTGTTAACACTGCAGTGTGTAGACGTGTCACTACCTCTCTCGGTGGCACGTCTATTTTTACCTTAGGAGATTGCATTGGAAGTATACAAAGACAGGGCTTTAATAGTTAATACTAAAAGACCTGAATTAATTTTAGATAAGATACCTAAAAGTAAGGTAGTTAGAACTTATGATAATGGGGTCACTCAAGTTGTAGTTAATTGGGGATTAGATGAAGTAATAACTTTATCTGACATGAAAGTTAAAAATCCACCTTCACCCATAACACGTGACTATAACTTTCCAGGTATTCATAAACCTTTTGATCATCAAAAAGTCACTGCTGAATTTTTATCAGCACATAGACGTGCTTATTGTTTATCTGAAGCAGGCACAGGCAAAACATCTGCTGTTATTTGGGCAGCTGATTATCTTATGAAACAAGGTAAAATAAAAAGAATGTTAGTCGTTTGCCCTCTATCTATTATGCAAGCAGCATGGCAAGCAGACTTTTTTAAAACAGCTATGCATAGGTCTGTAGGTATTGCTCACGGTAACGCTGAGAAAAGAAAGAAAGTGTTTGCAGAAAACACAGACGTAGTTATTATTAATTACGATGGAATAGAAATTGTAGAGAAAGAAATCAAATCTGGCGGTTTTGATTTAGTAGTTGTCGATGAGGCAAACTATGTCAAGACTGTCACGACACGTCGCTGGAAGTCATTAAATCGTGTGGTAACACCTAATACATGGTTATGGCTTATGACAGGAACACCCGCTGCTCAATCACCAGCTGACGCATATGGACTGGCTAGACTTGTGAACCCCGCATCCGTTCCAAAATATGCAGGAACATTTAAGGATATGGTTATGCAGAAAGTCAGCCAGTTCACCTGGGTGCCTAGATTTAATGCACAGGATATAGTGTTTAAAACATTACAACCTGCCATTCGATATACTAAAGATGAGTGTTTAGACCTACCTGATGTGCTATACACAACTCGAGAAGTCCCACTGACCCCTCAACAAGAAAAGTATTACAAACAGTTGAAAAAAGATATGTATATGGAAACTTCAGGAGAAGAAGTTACTGTTGTCAATGCAGGGGTTATGCTAACTAAACTTTTACAAGTAAGTGCAGGTTCAATCTACTCAAACACTAAAGGCATTATAGAGTTTGATGTATCAAATCGCATGACTGCCCTTAAAGAAATCATCGATGAAGCAAGCCACAAAGTTATTGTATTCTGCCCATTTAGACACAGCATAGAAACAATTATGACCGAACTAAGAAAAGATAAGATAACATGTGAAACCATTCATGGCGATGTAACAATGAATAAACGCACTGAAATATTTAAAAATTTTCAAGAGTCTAAAGACCCTCAAGTTTTAGTCATTCAACCACAAGCGGCATCGCATGGTGTAACACTCCACGCAGCTAACGTAGTTGTGTTTTGGTCACCTGTTATGTCAGTTGAAACATACATACAGTGTTGTGCACGTATGGACAGAGCAGGTCAAAAAAATAAAATGACTGTAGTTCATTTACAAGGCAGTCCTGTAGAGAAACGTATTTATAAAATGCTTGAGAATAAAATTGATACCCATACTAAATTAGTCGATCTCTACAAAGAGGAGTTTGCAGAATGACAACTGCTGAAAAACAAAGAGAATGGCGCAATAATAATCCTGAAAGATATAAAAAGTATCAGGAAACATATAGAAAAAAGAACGCTGCAAAAGTTAAAGAATATATAGGTAATTGGCAGGCAAAAAATAATGAAAAATATATTATCACCTCAATAAAATCACGGGCTAAAAAACAAGGAATTGAATTTAGTATAGATGCCACTGATATAAAAATACCTTCCACCTGCCCTATTTTAGGCATACCTATATTTAAAGAATTTAAAGGTAAAGGTAATTCAAATAAAGGTCCAAGGTATACATCACCTTCATTAGATCGAATAGATAATACTAAAGGTTATGTAAAAGGCAACGTCCATATAATAAGCAACAAAGCTAACGTAATGAAAAGTAGTGCATCTCCTGAAGAGTTATTAAAATTTGCTTATTGGATATTACTTACATATGGACATCTAATTGATAAAGAAATTAGTTGACAAAGTAAATTATTATGCTATACTGTTATTCTTAAGATTTGAAAGGAGTAAATGTGGAATTAGATGATAATAAAATTGAGAAGCTAATGCAGGCTTCTGTCAATATGCGAGATAAGATTGAAGATTTAGAAAAAGAAATAACAAATATTAAAGTTCAAAAAGATAAAGTTGACTTAGCATTAAATGAAGCATGTAGAACACTTAACGTAACTAGTTTAAAAACTAAAGTTGGGACTTTATCAAGAACACTAAAGACTAGATATTGGTCAAGCGATTGGCCTAGTATGTATGACTTTATATTATT